CGCGATATCGTGCTTGATCGTTCGCACGTCCGCCTGAAGCGAACCAATGTCCCGAGCGACGGCAAGATCGTTCTCAGTCATCGCTCGTCCAGTTCGCGAGCCAGTGCAGAACCGCCCATGCCGCCGCGCCAGAGGTGAGCGTCAGGACGACCCCGGCGATTACGCTTGCCACCCCCACAGGCCGCACTCCCAAGAACGATGATCTGGCACAGGTTGACGATGCGAAGCGTCCACCAGTAGCTGAAGACATCCGCCCACAGCCCGGCAAGTCGCAGACCGTCGATCATGCAGCAGACCAAGAACCCCAGTAAGACGAGAGCCCCCGCCGTGGTGGCATGAGTGCGGCCCATTATGTGGAGCCACCCCAACAGGAGAACCGTGCAGAATATGTCGGCGATGATGTAAAAGCCGTAGACAGCGGCGTCGCCGGTCATGAGCTCATAGCCAGACACGAGGACGAAGCTGATCAGCATCGACCCCGCCGCCGCCAGCGTCCAACCATCGCACAAGGCCAAGGCTGCGGCGCAAGCGATTAATAGCGCGATCTGATCAGCGATCATCGGCTAGTCCTTGGACGGCTTTACAGGGGCCGTCGGCTTCGTCGGCTTGGGCTTTGACCGGCTGCTCGGCGGTCGTCCGGTTGATGGCATGGCAGTTCTCCCTGTTAGATTACGAAAGCTGACATCACAGCATCGCCCCCTGGCCTGGATTGATGATGACGTGCCCAGACACATTCCCTTGCGTGGTGATGGCCGATCCGCCACTTCCCCCGCTCCGGATGCGATCGGTAGTCGCGCCATCCATGATCCCAGATACGTCCAACAATAGGTTGGCGTTGCCGCTCACCAGATTGATGCCATAGGTAAATACACCGCTACCTGAGACGGTAATCGTAGGCATGATCCTGCATCGACTACTGTCTTGAATGGAAACAGCTACTGGCGCCGTAAGAGCCTGGCTTTGAATGAACTGAGGGGCAATTTCGCAACCCTGCGAATTATTGATCACGACGCCGTTGAGGCAATTGAGGAGCTTCGTGCCACGAACGACGACATTGCCCATATCCGTGAGTTGGAGACCAGCACCGCCGCTCCAATGCCCGTGCAACTGCCCTCCCAGCAGCGTCACGCCGGAGCCGCTAAAGATGCTGATCCCATAAGATGCGGAGCCGTTTGACGCTACGTAAGGGGCGATAATCTCGATGGCGGCCCCGGCGTTGATGTCGCCAACCTCGATCCCGACCGTGTCGCATTGGTCGACAATGGGGTGATCGATATGGACATCGACTGATGACGGGTAGGACAGGCCAGGAGCGCTCAGGACAATTCCCTTGCTTGTCCCCGCCACCTCGAAATCCCGGACGAAGGTGTCGACAAACGCCCCCTTCATCAAAAGCGCGATCGGGATGTTTCCATCGGTCGTGCTGCCGCTTTTCCGGTTGGCGACACCAACGCAACGGTTCAGGTAAATGCTGGCGTTGCCGCCCGCATAGCCGAAGGTGCGGTTGCCATCGAGAAACCATCCCCGGCACGTATCGTAATTGCCGGCAGTCGTCGGGCTGTCTATCCGCGCCTCGACATCATCGAATTTCGTGTAGATGGTAGCACCGGCATAGACGCCGCACGCGCTGTTCTGAATGAGAAGATTGCTGAACCTGCATTTCAGGACATATTGAACGCGAAGACCGCTGCCGACCGTATCCTCGTCGTTGATCGTTCCCCACGGCGACGGAGCGACCGTCCGCCAGATTGCAAGATCCTGTAGCGTTACATTCTTGAGAAAGCCACCTTGAAGCTGGTCCTGCTCCACTGCGCCCGCAGGCTGGGTGTCGTATCCAACCTTGACGATATTGGCGGTGGCGGAAGCCATCGTGATGCGCGTTCCGGTTCCGGAGGCGCGGTTGAAGCGGCTCGATCCCTTAACTGTACGATTTTCCGTCTGGATGGCCCAAGTGGCCGAGATCGAATAATCTTTCGCACCTAGATGAATGACAGGGCAAAGCGTCTCGCATGCGTTGAGGGCGGCCAGCCAATCCCCGCTATTGTCGTAGAACCATTCCGGATAGCCGTTGATGCCATCCCACACCCGCACCCAACAACCGGACGCGGAGGAAATGCTGTCGCTCTTGACGTAAAGTCCTTGAAGAGGGTCGTTCCCGACCAACGGGGCATAATTACCAGTGTGCCAGATGAAGTATCCCTCGCGCCCAGCCTCGGTCAGATAGGCCACTTGCCCAACCCCAGCAGGAACAATGCCAGCGAGGATCGACCGATTGGCCGCGATAAAGCCGATCAGCGAACCGACGCTGAACAGCGCCACTTCGAAATGAATAGCATCAACACCCGGACGCGGCGCACTGGCCCCCGTCACCCGCCAATAGGAATCGGTCTGGAGAGACCCATCGACCACCGAAACCTGCGTTCCCACGACAACGTCGCGGCTGCCGTCGAAATCGAGCGCGCGATTCCAGTCAGAACTGGAGGCGTCATAAATGCCGTTTTCGACCGGGTCGGTTTGGTTTTTGACCAGCACCCGGTCCCCAGCGGACAGTGCAACACCATCTATCGTTTGCAGGCCAGATAATGCGATGTTGACGGTCGTCGCTACACGGCACGGTGCCTTTACGGCAACCGACGTGGCGAGTCCCGCCAGCCTATCTGTGTAGGTGGCCGGCATATTTTTGTCCCCGGAAATGAAAAAGGCGGCTCAAAGACCGCCGGTCATGCGCACTTCGGCGCAACTGTGATTACTAGCGATTTCCTAGCATGAACGTAGCGGTTGGGTCAATGTTATGGTAGGCCGCGCGACTCATGAGATACCTACTATCGGTCGCGCTTCTTGCCACCCCAGCCCACGCCCAATGCAGCGATGAAATGCCTGCGCTCTTGCAGGTGGCCAAAGAGTGCATGGTGCAGGATAGCCGCAAACTCGTTCGATCCGGCGAGAACGCTGAAAGCATCGCAACCGCCAGCCTGATCAACTGCGCGCCCGTCGTCAATCCGGTGAAGGCGGGATACGACCGATGCTACACCCCTGAGGCAGCGCATACCCTCAAACCAGCCATGGAGAAGGCGTTGCGACAAATCGCCGTTGCAGAAGTCGTCAACGCAAGGGCTGGGCGTTAATCCTTGATCCGTCCCGTCGTAAGCCCCTCGTACCAGTCGTGCAGCGTTTCCGGGTCCTGCTTGCCGTTCGCCCAGTCAGTGACGAACTGAGCTGCGGGGGCGGGCTGCCCGAGCGGTAGTGACGTGATGTAGCCCACGCTTTCCACAGCATTGCGCACCGCCCGCTTGGACGCATGGGTTTCGTCATAGGGATCGGCACCCGGTAAGCCTTCCGGGATATAATCATCGAGCGAATGCCAGATATCCTTCCCGGCGTTCCATATCGTTGTTCCCGCGCGGTCGAGCGGGGACGCGGAGAAATCGAATCCGGTCAAGCCGGACTGCACCCATGAGCCAACAACCGGAATACCGGTAAACATACCAGCCACCGATCCAATGGCGAGATATTTGGCCCATGATTCGTCATCATCCGGTCCGCCTCCAACCAGCGCTCCAAGAGCCGTAGACAGCAGGTTCGGGGCCAGCATCAGCCACCACGCCCGCGCCATCAACCGGGGGATATCAGATGTCTTGCGTTCACGGATAGCCGTGCCCGTATCGCGCAAAAGCTGCGACTGCGCATTGTAATAAGCGGAGCCATAGGAATAGAACATCACGAGCAAGCTGGGCATGCCCTTGACGCGCTGAAGCGCGGACGTGTTCATGATGCCCGCGCCGCCTTGGGAAGCGTTGACGACATAATCACCCAGCGCCACCGCATCCTCTTCCGACATGCCTTCAGCAAGGCCCTTGTTATAGCCCGCAAACCATGTCGGAATGACGACCACGCGGTCCATGATGCCAATGCCATAGAAGGCAAAGCGCCGTGTATCCGCGGCAACACCATGCTTGCCTTCCAGCTTGGCGAGTTCCTGCGCTTGTGTCAGGTCCACGTTCATCATGCGGTGCCGGATGACGCCCGATTTCTCCATCGCAAAGTTGGTTGCCTCGCGCGACCCCATCCCGGCCACCGACTTCATGCCAGACGCGAACCATCTTTCGCCATTGCTACCGAGTTCTGCAATCGAGTTGCCATAACCGGCTAGCTGCTTGATCATCGTGCCAAGACGGTAGCCCATCCCCATCATAGACATGCTGGACCGCATCTTGTTAGCGATCAGGTCCATGCCTTCAGCGCCGGTTTTCTCCGTGGCGAACTCATTGGCGATTGCCTTGAGCCAAGGACGGAACTGCTTCTGCATCTCGATGCCGAGCCGGTCGCGGATCGCCTCGACGATCCTTGGATCCGACAGGATCTTATCCGCCTGCATGACGGCCTCGCGGTGCGTGAAATCATGCACCACTTCCATCATATGCCGCTGGCTGATCCCCGGCGCGAGCGAGACATAATAGGTTGCGCCGGTTCGTTCCTTGGTGAACCCGTTGCGTGTGATCGCGCGCGTGAACAGGACATTGAACAGATCGTCCGACTGCATCGCACGGTCGAGCTTAGGATTTTTGGTGCTGTCGGGGACGAGCGGGTAATATCCCCCCGGGAACACGCCGTGCCGCGTGACGATTTGCTGAGGCTCAACCTTCGGCGGCGCAATCCCGTTGATGCGCTTGTACATCGCCTCGATTTCAGGCCAGAACGAGCCGACCAGATCAAGGTCCCGCTGCACGTATTCCCATTCGGCCTGCGTCATCTCGCGGTCTAGCGCGGCAAAGGCGGCTTGCTGGTCCCATCCAAACCCTTCAGCCAGCACGCGCCAGTTCTCCGCGGTCCCGGCATTGCGCGCCATCTGATGAAGCTGGGTACGCGACCACACCGTCGCGCCGTCATAGCCCGGCATTTCGGGGATGGTGACATGCTCCGCAAACCTGCGCTTGATGTCATCCGGCACGGCGTTAAGGCTGGCAATGGTTGATGCCTGGATCTCGTTATGCAGATCGTTCTGCCGCTCCAGCGCGTAGGCAAGCGGGCGCCCTATCAGGCGATTGAACGGCCCGTTCGTGCTGTTGCCATCCAGCACATAAAGCATCCTAGTTATCTTCGTCATCGAAGCGTGCGCGGCCAAGGCCACCATCTTGAGCTTGTCCCAGCGCCCAGGCTCCAGATTGCCAACAGGAGGAGATGGCGGGAGCTTGTCGATTGAGCCCAGCATATCAGCGCGAGCGACTTCGTAATCCCGCTCGTCCTTGCCGTCGAGGAGCTTTTGCTTGAGCCGGCCAAGGTGCATGATCTGCTGGACGGCGTCATCGAGCCCGAACAGGTTTTCGATGGACAGCCGCGACCAGTGCGTTTGCCCGAGAATATTGGCGAAGGTGTCGGGGACAGCGATGTCATAGCCCTCAGCCTGTCGCGCCCGCGCCCATTGCTCGAAGGATTCCGCGCGATCCAATTGGCGCTGAGAGACCGTCCGAAAATTGACCTGTTCCAGCAAGCCATGCGCCTGATCGAGATAAGCTTGATCGACCGACTTCATCGTCGCGCGCTTGGCAATGCGCCCCATCCGCGCGACCGCGATATCGATCCTGTCCTTGGTGTTCTTGGCCTCAGCAATCAGCGCATTGTTGAGCATCTGGGCCTGTTTCTGGCGGAATGTCTCGTCGGCATCGCCCTTCAGCATCGCCTCTTCGGCGGCCTTGGCAGCTTTGGCCGCAGCGCGCGCATAGCGTTGAATGGCGGTCCCGGATGTAGCCTCGACGACCTTGCTCTCGGATATCTTGCGCTGCGCCCATTCGCGCGCCAGCCGATAAGGCGTGGGCCTGTCCCCGGTCTTCTTGCCGAGCTGGCGAAGCTCGGATGCGATGACCTCGCCCTGCTTTCCGTTGTGGATGGCGGCAAGCGCCTCTTCCTCGATCGACCCATCGTTGAGCGGATCGCCATGCCGCTCGCGCATGACCGCCTGCGTCTCTTCGTCGATCATCACTTGCTTGGCGGAACGCTTGTCGCCGGCCTCACGCAATTGGCGGGTCCGCTCGCCAATTCCCATCAGCGCGCGAACCATTTCATCGCCGGTTCTAAAACCAGACAATTCGGCCAGTTCGTCGGCATTGACGCCCTTCTCGGCATAGACGGGAGGAACGCGGTTCGGCAGCAGCCGCAGCGCATCCTCTCCGTACTTGTCAACCAAGGCTTGGCGGTCGAGCCGCTGCCCGCCCTTGATGGCTTCCATCGCGCGCCACTCGGGACGGGCATTGACGCGGTCGGTCACTTCGCCGCGAACATTCGCCTCTTCTTCCTTATAGGCTTTGGTGCGAGACTGGCGGATGGCCTGCATCGTCTTGTAGAGAAGCTGGTCGAACGCTTCGTCGCGGGCTTCCGTGGTGGATTTCTGATAAGCGGCGAACTCAGCTTCGGTCATGCCAGCCTGTGCGGCATCGGTAAACAGCGCCTTGATGTTCTGCTGCTCACGCGCTTGCGAGATTTCTTCGTCGGTCGCAACCAGCCGGTCCATCACTTCCCGGATTTCAGGAGTGATCGGGGACCGCAGATTGTCCACGACCTGGTATATGTTCAGCAGCCACGAACGGAACATGTCGAAGATCTTGCGCAATCCAGCCGACGGAGATTTGCCCTCCGTCAGATAGCGCTCGAACCCGCGCGCCCATAGCTCATGGGCATCGACGGGGATTTCTCCGTTCTCGATTTTGTGGCCGTTGGCCGCGAACCAATCGGTGACGGCCTTCCAATCGGCTTTCAATTGATCGGGCGCATCGGGGGAAAGCGCATCGGCCTTCAGTTCCTCAAGGAACATATGGCCGGTTTCATGCAGGAAGGTGCTCTGATCCCGCGCTTGGAACAGATCGATGATGGCGCGGCCTTGGTCGAAGCTGATCTTGCCACGGGGGCCGTCGTGGAAGGATTGCTCGTAGGACTTGATCGAGACGCGGCTGTCATCGAACACGACATAGTTGTGGGTGCCGTCACCATCCGCGCGCGAGCCGCCGTCGAGGTACTTAATGCCGGCGATGCCTGCGTCATGGAGGGCGAGACTAACTGCCTTGTCACTCATGAATGCAGGCGCGCCATTGCGGCCACCAGCGCCGTTCAGGCTCTTGTAAATCTGCCCGGCCGTCTTGTTAGAGAGGTGCCTGACGATCGCTTCATTGCGCGTAGCAAGCACCGATTCCAGCGCCGCTTTCACCTTCGGCGGCTGCTCACTGAGCGGCTTATCCCACAACAGATATTCATCATCCTCGGGGATATCGACTTCGTAGAGGCGCCCGGGCTCACTGATATTAGGCGGATTTTTCTTCCACTCCTTCATCGTCGCCAAAGCCGCTTTCAGGCCATCGAATGTCCGTATCGAACCGTCAGCTGTCTTCTCGGCGATTCGCGCCTCTAGTGCGCTAATGGCCTTATCGATGTCCCCGCCAGCTTTGCGAATGTCGTCCCAAGCAAGCCACTCGTTATCGTGCATTTCGCGGCCGTCAATTTTTGGGTCGGAAAGGGCGTCTCTATAATGCTGCGCAATCTCCTTCCGCCCTGCGAAATACAGCCCATAGCCATAAACTTGCGCGCCTTCGCCAGTGCCGATCTTATCGGTTGAGAACTTGTCGAAGATATGCGGCGAGCCGTGGAAGGCGGACTGATTTAATCCCCCCTCACGCGCAGCCTGATAGCGCGCGACCGCGTCCCGGATTTCCTTCGGCGATGCCTTGTTATGGTCGACGCCTTCCTGCGCGAGAATGTCGGCAAGCTCCTGCGCGGCCTGTCGCGTCTCAGCGGTCTGGTTTGCCCCTTGTGGAAGATGGCGAGGCTTGCCGCGAAGCTCTTGACCTATAACATCGAGAAACTGTGCCGTTGTGGGACGCTCGGTAAACTCGGGCAGATACCCGGCTTCCCATGCCCGTTGCGCCATGTCGTCGAGCGAATTGGCGTGCTTCTGGCCGGGGATGAATGTCGTCTGCGCTTCATCATGCGGCTTGATAAGTTTCTTTCGGAAACTCTTTTCGCGATGCCACTTGTCGCCGCCCATCGACGCGATGTCGCCGCCACGATCTTCTACGCCGCCATTCTTGGCGATGAAGTCGAGGAGAGACGGTCCTGAATTTTCCTTCCCGCTGCCCTTCAGAGCCGCGATGACCATGTCCAGTCCGTCGGCCGCCTGAACCTTGCCTAGCGTCTCAGGAAGCGCCTGATTAACATCGAGATGGTCATATTCGTTGCCGGTGAGCGGTTGGCCCATGCGAGCCGCACGAGTCACTGCACGAGCGGTCAGAAGCTGAGCCTGCGCGTCCGCTGCGTTTTGAGTAAAGCCGGCATTGGTTAGCTTGTCGCGCAACGACTGGTAGAGCATCATGCGCGGCTGGTTCTCAAGCTCCTGCTTTTGCAACTCGCCTTCGAAATTATCGCCGATCGACGATAGTTGGTCCTTGAGCGCGCGGGCTTCATTGAGCGATAGTCCGCCGGGCGAAAGCCGGGCATCGTCCTTGAGCGCTTCCCAGATCGGAGTTCCGGCAAGGTGTGCGGCAAAGTCCGATGTCTTCATCACGACATCGCCGCCGGTTGCGAGCGCTTCGTCTATCTGGCCAGGAATGCTGTGGTCGAAATCCCAATGGCTGGTATCGTGCCAATCCATGCCCTGCGATTGGAAATATTCAGCCACCTTTTCGCCGGGCCAATACACATGCTCTGCCGGCGTGCCATCGGATTGCATCGCCATGAACTTGGCGAATGCGGAAGGGTCACGCGCACGGACCTTGCTTTCGGTTGAGCCGGCAGCAATGTCTTGAAGAAGCGATGCGTCGGCTTGAGCCTGTGCCTTGCGGTCATGATTGACGATGGTGTTGACAATCGCCTGTGAGCCGTGCGCGACGCCAGCGGAAACCGTGCCGCCGACCGCAACCTGTATGGCGGTTGCGAGCATGGACTTCGGCTGCTCGGCAAGGAAATCCTTGATCGGCTTATCTGGATTGAGCGTGATCCACTCGTTGAGGTTCTGATATTCCTGCGTCGCAATTTCGTTGGGCAATTCGGACTTCAGGAAGTCGATCACCTTGCGCCCAAAGGTTGCCCCAACCTGTGTATCGTGCGCAAAAACCTTGGCTGGGGCCAGTTCAAACACAGCCTCTGAAGCTGCCTGCGTCGTGGCAAACAAGGCAGACTGCCCCACGCTCTTTCCCGCGTCCCGAGCTTGCTTATAGGATTGGCCGCCCTGTTGGCCGCCAGCCAATGCGGCGCCGGCCTCGGGCGCACCCATTGCCGACAGGACCAATGTCGCAGCCTGCGTCGGGACGTTCGAAAGACCCTGTTTCAGATTGCTGCCAATGAAGGTGCCGGGATCCTTGCCGTACCACCGCGCCTGCATCGCAGCACCGGCGTCCTGCTGGCGCTTCATCCAGTTCGCAGCGGTGTCGAGAACAGTTGCGCCCTGTTCGCCACTCGCCCAGCGATCCGCCGCAGCCAACCCCTCAAACGCCATGCGGCCAACGCCATAGAGCCCCGATGTCAATGCGGGAACGCCGGCAGCGACACCACGAGCGGCGTGCTCTCCAACGCCAGCAACGCCGCTCATCAGCTTGGCGATCGATGAAAGATTGTCCGTATCATCCTTCGCAAGCATCGCATTGCGCGGATCGGCCGCCCACTGCCCGATGACAGGGTTTTGACGGATCGCTTCGCGCGCCTTGATTTGCTGCGCGGTTTGCTCGACTGCTGAGAGATTGCGGTCGACCAGATCGGGGGGGAGACTCAGATCGCGTGAAAGCGCATTGGCGCGGCCGACCTGATCAGGATTAGCAGGCGAGGAGAAGCCATTTGCCGCCGCCTCATCCCGCGCCCTGATGCGCTGGGCCAGATCGATAACCGCATCGCTCATTGGCGGGCCTCCGCGAGGTAAGCCGCATAAACCTCGGTCCCGCTGGGCTGGCGTCCGAGAATGGGGGCCATCAGTTTGGAGATCCGGTCGAAGTCGGGCTGCGGGATATGGACCTGCCCCTCGCCCTTGGCCTCGAAGCCGAACATCTCATTGTCGCCCTGAGTGAAGGCAATCATGCGGCGATCAGCCATCTTCTGGATATCCTCGGCGCCGGGCTTTTTCCCAGGATTATTCTGCTGCCAGATTTGGATGTCGTGCAGCAGCGTCTTCTCCAGATTGTAGACCCGGCCGTTGATGGCCTCGATCTTCGGAACATCGCTTGATAGGTTCGGATTGAGCCCGATCGTTGTCAGCCCCTTGGCCTTGCGCAAGGGATCAATCACCGAACGCACGGTTGCAATCGACGCCGCATCGGTCTGGCTATCGGCCTTGCCCAAAATTCGGTTGCGTTCTGCAACCATCTTCTCCCAATCGCCATCATCAAGCGAATTGCGATATTGAATCGGGTTGAGTGCAGCGAACTGCGCCGGATGGGTTGCCGCCATCTCGCTCAGCTTGACATAGGTATTGGGATCGGTCGCTGGCTTCTGACCAGACCTTAGTGAGTTGCCGAAGCTGATCATGTCGTCATGATATTTGGCCGGCACCATCGCGCGCACCGAAGGGGGGAGCGAGAACCAGTTGCCGCCGTTGTTCACCAGCAGTTGCTGCGCGGTCTCGACCGCCGTCTCCTCGCGTTGATCCTTCGCCTGCTTCGTCACTTCGAAGCGGGTTGCAAACTCCGAGCGCGCCTTGCTGATGTCTTCCGCCGTGGCGTCGGGATGAAGCGAGCGGTACATGGATACCGCTTGGTCGGTGTTCTGGGGAGGCGTGCCTACCCTCCCATTCTGCCATGCGACATGCCAATGGGGGCCGGTCCCCTGATGGGTTTCGTCAATTGCTTCCACGACATTGACGCCGGCCGATTTTAGCCCCGCGACATATTGCTGAAAGGTCACGCCGGGGATTGGGCGCACGTCCGCGGCATTGCCCGTCAAATGATAGCTGTTGCGCGCCTTGGTCGCCCCTTGGGCAATGAGGGCGGCCTGTTCTGCAGGGGATCGCTGAAGGCTCGTTATGTGAGCATTTGGGAATAGCGAGGTAATGATGCTCGGGACACTCGCAGGGGCCGCTGTGGAACGGCCACCAGCCATCACCGCATCGATATCGCCAAGCCGCTTCTGATCGTTCTCGGCGCCGTCGAGCTGATGGTTGAGACTGATGAACGCCTCGTCGCTCAGAAAGCCCTGAAGCGACTTCATCGTCGTCCTGGCACCCGCATAATCGCCCTGATCGATCTTGGAGCTAACTTGTCCAGCCGCATAGCCAGAGCCCCACTCGTCCTTGAGCTGGGCGGCCTTGATCGGGTCCATGCCCTTGGCGATCATGCCTTGGATAATCTGGCCGGCCGTCTTGACCGATTGCACGCGGGTTTCATCGTCAGGCGCATTACGCGCCGCTGCCCTCAATTCATCGAGCGAGCTAAGCCCATTCCCAATCTCGGTCGCCGTCTGCTTCTTCTGCGCAAGGTCGCGGACCTCGCTCAGCCCTCGCGCGGTATCGAGTTGCGTATCGATCTCGAACGCGCGCCGATCGCTGCCGTTCTTGATTTGGGAAAGCGCAGTCTGCCTAGCCTTGCCCATCGCCTCGTTATAGCGCTGCTCATAGGTCGCATAATCAGGATCGTTCTGAAGCTGCTGACGCATGTTGATGTCAGCGGACAGCAACGAGGTTTTGGCGGTCGCGTAATCAAGCTTGTCCTGTTTCTCCAACTGCTGATTGCCATAGGTTTGAAGCTGATCGCCAACCTGCGAAACCGCCTCGCCCACGGCATCGGCATTGCGAACGGACGCAACCTGTCGATTGGAAACGGGAACCGGGCGATTGCCGAGGTCCGCAACGCTAGGAAGGCGCGCCATCAGCCGTACCTTCCCGCAAGGCTTGAGCCTGTAGACAGGATCGAGCTAACCCCCTTGATGATGCCAGCCGTCTTGACGTTCTTCGCCTCGGTCCTGCGCGCATTCGCCTGCGCCTCGTCCGAGCGCGCCTGCTCCTCGCCATTGTACAACGCAGTCAATGCCCGATACTCACCCTCGCCCGAGATATTGGCCAGCAGGTTGACCACGGTCGGGTCATCCGCCCCGGCCCCGGACGCAGCAGCCCTTGCAACGCCCGTCGACACCAGCAACCCCGCCTGCCTGCGCTCCTCCATCGCCTGACGCTGGGAGGTTGCACGCTCGTTGCCGGCCATCATGTCGAGTTGATCAGCTTGAGAACGCAGATCCTTTGCCTGCGCATTGGCCCCCAGGATAGAGCCACCAGCAGATAAACCAGCCCCCGCAAGCATAATGAAAGGCGCGGCTTGTGCCATTAGTCATGCCCCCAGATGTAAACTGCTTCGCCATCGATCCGGTCCCAGAACCGGAACCCGAGCCGTTTCAGGATATGCGGCGCCCGCTTCTCCCCGCGCTCGCGGATCGCGAACACAGGCAAGGGCGACGCCTTGATTTCCCCCTCAAGCCATTTGAGCAACCGCAGGACCGTCAGGCATTTGAGATGCGGCCTCAACTCCTCGGAGAACCAGCAGAAGATTCCCCGAGCAGGCCGTGTCAATGTCATGCCGATCACGCCCGCCAATTGTCCGTCAAGATCCACGGCCCGCGCCTTGAAGCTGCACGTCTCGCTATAAACCTTGCGCACGTCCTCCGCCGTGGCTGGCCTAGCCACGAGCATTGGTTTCCAATCCAATCAGGCAAGCCAATAACGTCACCGGCTTCATCGGCCCCGCTTCAAGGCAGAGGCGACTGTCGGTCGACCAATCGCCTGGAAACGTGAACTCTTCCGCGTCGTAGACTTCCTTCACCGTCCCCTGATCGACGTCGTCGGCAAATTCAACCAACGGCAGGTCGTCCATGAAATCGAACGACGGCCCGTAGCGAAGGCCAGTCGGATGGATGTTCCTCGCGATGATCCCGAGTGAGTGAACCCGCTTCTTTTGCAACAGCGCAGTCATGCCATCGGTAACGCCATAGGCAAGCTTGGTCGATTTATATTGGGCCGTGTAGGGAAGGCCCACGCAATAGCCTTGGGTGTAGGGAACAGAGATCGCCCCGCTGGCCACCGTGAAAGCGCCCTTATATTGCCCATCAGCCCAGCACACGACGCTGCGGCCATCAAGATGATCGAGACCGCCGATCGAGGCTCCCGACCCCGTCCCTGCCACGAACGCATCAGCCTGTTTGTTGATGGTGCCGCCGACGCATTCCGACTCCATCGCCCAGCGTTCATGATAGCGGACAGCGGCCCCGTTCACCGTTCGCTTGATCGTATAGACGACCTTGTCCTCGATCGCCCCAGGCTGGACATAGACATCCTCGACCGTGCCATCGGTTTCGAAGTCGACCCAGCATTGGATTTCCTCATTGGGATCGAAGATGAGAATGGCCACAGTTCCGTCCGACCGAATGCAATGCAGCCGTGTCTCCGGCTGCCTCTGAACGGCCACCCGAACAATAGAGGGGATCCCCACCTCTGGCACATGCGCGGCAAGATCAGTTGCCTCATAATCGTAGACATCGGAATTATAGGCGGTCTGGAACAGTTTGGCGCCCGAGCGCTGGACGAACGAGCCATTGGTATCGATCTTGACCGCGCCGACCGCAGCGGCCCCTTGCCCGGAAATCGCCTTGAGGTTGAAGTTCGTCGGCGTGAGCGGCTCATCCAGTGACGATGAGCGCGCCGCCCACACACTGCCCCCGGCGCCGATCATGAGCCTTTGCAGCGGAAGCAGCCAGTGGATCCTGTCGACTGGCCCCGAGCCGATCGAACGGTTGATCGGCCCCGAGTCTCCTTCAACGGCGTCATCAAAGCTGTAGAAATTATCCGACACAGATCCCTGTATGCGATCCTTGCCAGCCCACCACAGACGGCCTTCATAAAAGGCAACCGCAGAAGGATAGCCCCGATAATCCGACCAGTAGCTTTCCGACCAATCGGAAGAGGCCGTAGGCTTCGCGAAATCCTGCAATACCTGCGCCGAGACATGCGTGGTATCGGTGAAGCCCGTCACCCGCGCAATGCCCGTCTGCGAGCCCGAGGAGATGGAAATCGATGCCGTCGCAGTGCCGGACGTGTAATTCCCCGCCTTGCAGCCGATGCGATAATAGAGAACCTGGTTGTCGAGCTTGTCGTTGTAGCTTTCCGAGACGTTGGTCGTGAAGCTGCCGCTGGTGGCGTCGATCCAGTCTCCTGGCGCGCTGATCGAATATTGCAGGGTAAGGGTGGCTGTCCATGTCCCGGTGACGATGATCCCGAACGCCCGCGAATTGCCGACGCCCACAACCTTGATCGGATCGGAGAACTGATCTTCCCCAGTAATCTCGACCGACGCCGCCTGTCCGGTCTGGACCAGTTTGAACAAGGCCCCGACATGGGTTGAGCGAAACAGCGCAGCCGAGGAGGTGAGCGTCACATCTCCTTTTACGGCCGACGGCGTGATCGTGATCGGGCCGGTGTTCTGGACCTTGAACGGACCGTCATCAGACTGATAGACCACGATCGACCAGCTATCCGTAGCGCGGCGCTCTATCTTGCGCTGCCTGTAGCCCGAGCAGGCAATGAATATGATATCCCCCGACTGATCCCAGCGCAGGCTCGTCAGGTCGGCTTCCGCCCAAGGTGCGGTGATCTCCATCGTGCCGGATGGGGCAATCGTGATGGAATCGAGCAGCGAGACATATTCCTTGTAGCTGAACAGGTCGATGTAGAAGTCGCCGCTGGGGGTGAGGGCAAGCGAGTGAAAGCCCGTCCCCAGCTCGGTTTCAGCAATGTAATTGTCTCCGCCCGCCGTGGAGCCTACCGCGATTTTGACCGGGCCGCGTGCCACGACGATGTTGAGCGCGTGCCGGACGCCGATATTGCCGCCGGAGACAGTGACTTGCTGCCTGCGACGCGCAGCGCCCGTTCCCGTCCCCTTGAGCGATAGATAGCCGCCCGTCGCCCATTGCGAGACAGCGGAGCCTGTATCCTGATCGGACCAGCCTGAAACATCGCTGTTGAAGGTGCCGTTGGTGATGGCGGTCGTGACGGAGGACCGCGTGATCAGCGAGTCATTGACGCGCACCCGCATCACCCCATTGGTGATTTCCAGATCCGCCGTGTCGTCGATCGCGAACTCGAACGGGATGGTGATGGCTTTGGAACTGTTGCGCGTGGTGCCGAGATATCCAGTCCCCGGCCGCAACATCATCGACCCGAGCGCGCGCGGCATCCAGTTGGTCTGGATTTCAGCCGAGAGCGCCGTCCGCTTGAAGTCGACGCGCGCCAAGGCGAGCGGAGAAATCAGCCCGCGATTGAAGGCAGTGAGAAGCGCCTGCGCCACCTAGAAGTCTTCCAGGACAGCCGCGTAATAAGGCCAGGCCGTCGGAGTAGGAGTCGGAGTGGGCGTAGGCGTCGGGGTGGGTGTTGGAGTTGGGGTTGGGGTAGGTGTCGGCGTAGGTGTTGGGGTCGGAGTAGGCACCGTGCCAGGAGGAAGCGAGGACACCACAATGGCATCCCGCGAGAACGTCCCGCGCATGCGTGCGCTGATCCAGCCCCCACGCGGCATAAAGCGCGTCGGCTGGTTCATCATGTCGTTGCCGCGAGCCAGCGTCAGCGCCGCCTTGAATGTCTTCTCGACCCGGTCGATCAGGCCGGAACTGGACTGCGTGAGGTTGCCGACGATCTCATTGGCCAGGTATGCCTCTACCAGCTTGGCGAAGCTTTCCGGCCACAGGCTCAGGTCAGCTCCATAATCCAGATCATTGGACACCCAGCGCACGAAAATGGTGGGGATCGGCGCGTACCAATAACCGCGCTCCGACGAGTAATCGAGCAGCGGTTCCTTGAAATACTGGTCGCGACAGACAGCCGACACCCGCACCAGATCTTCCGGCTGATCGAACGCATAGGTGTAGCCGAATGCCGGCTCGACCGATGGCGAATAGTCGACCTGTGCCGAGCGCATCGCAAAGGTCCATTGGCCCAGTTCGAGGCAGGCCTTGACCGCTCCATCGGTATTGCCATCACCCCATGCCGCATCCAGCAGGCGACGAGGCTCCCGATTCTCCGACAGGGTCGCAAGGCGTCTTTCTTGGCAGAGTCTCAAAGCGCCGTTATAAATCGAGAGCTTGTCGGCCATTTACGCCGCCATCAACTCTTTAACGCGGGCCTCGGCGCGTTCCTTGGTCGGGATGTCGCGCTCGATCATTGCCTTGTCGCTGTCGCGGATGATGACGAACTTCGCCGCGCCCTTGAACTCAGCATGATAGGTCTCGGTCGCCTGCGACTTGTCGGCATCGTTCAAGTCGACGTGGAACAGTAGGGCCATGGTGGGGATTGCCACCCCAATCGCGGTCTGGATCACGTCGAGGACGAGAATCTCGGCATACCACGCATTGTCTTCGGCGCGGGCCTCGATGACGTCTCCAGTGCGCAATTGGCGCGAGACGTGCACCCAATAGGCGCGGTCGAGCACGTCCTCGATCTTGCCGCCAAGCTCCACCGTGATGCGGTAACGTTGCCGTACCTCTTCGCCGCGAAACAGGCGGCCGAACATCGGTCGTATCGTCAAGTGGTTTCTCCTTCTTGCAAAAAAGAAGGGCCGCCGGATGAGGGCGACCCTTGAGTTGGACGACTGGGAGAGGAACGTTTCAGTCGCTATTGGTCTGCGCAATGGCCGTGCCGTCGCTGACATCGGCGATGCCGGTCGACGAGCTAGCGGTAATCACCGTGCAAAGGCTGGTCGTGGGCGTTGCGGTGTCGCGGACGATCACCGTGTCACCAACGCGCATGCCGAGAGCATAACCGTTGGTGAAATAGCCCGAGGTGTTCACGGTCGCGATGGCGTCCGCGCTCTCATAATACCAGAGCCGGCCACCAACAATTGCCTGGCTTTGCAGACGCGGCGGAGTGGAAGTCGAATAAGTCATGTCAAATCCTCCTTATTCCGCAGCCCAGGCCGAGCTGTCATGATTCATGACAACCACGCCCGTGTTCTGAAGCAGCGTCGAGCCCATGTAGATCGAGGTGCGGGCAAACGAATAATCGTCTTCCTCATTGTACCCGACCGCCGACATGATGCCGCCCGAGTTGACCGCATGGCCCACAGCGGATTTGTGGTACATGAAGCACTTCTCGGAAGCGCCGCCGGCGCCCGGTAAGCCGATGTGCGACACGAAGTTGATGCCCATCCACTTGTAGTAGCCGGACTTGTCGGTCCACGAAGCGTCGCCGCTGTCGATCGGCTTGCGGGTCACATAGTCCGAATTCGAGAACTCGGACGCCTGCATCAGGTAGCCAATGAAGCCGGGCGAAACGGCGGCCCAGATGTTGCCGTCGTCTGGAACGCCGCCCTGCTGAAGAATGACCTTCGAACGGATCACCATCTGCAAGGAAGCCTGCGCCGTGGCGCCGGTGTCCTGCGTGCCGGTGTTGAGGATCGTGATGATGTCGTCGTCGATCTTGCGATTGATGACGGCAGCCGAGGTCATCTGCATGATCGCGCGCTGGTTGCCC